GTAGTAAGTCTCATTATTTACTAACCCTCCAATTGTACTATTACCTTTATTGTAATATACAATCTTATCTCCAGTAGAATATGTATTTCCTGGTAAATAAATCTCAGAGGTTACTGTACTAATAGCAACAGAAGTATCAAAATCCTTTAGTTCAGTAGTAATTTTTCTTATATTTGTATCATATCTAATCTTAAATCTATCTGTTAGTCTAGGAAGAAGATTAAAACTAATCTTATCCAAATCACTTAGTCCATGATTTTCTAATGTTTCTACATTTAAACTAAAGTTCTCTACCTTTCCTATTACTTTTTCATATGTTGTAGTTAATGAATGGGCAAGACCAGTTACTGAAATATCATCAAAGAAGTATAAGGAATTTAATGAAGAACCAATTCCAGAAGATGTTGTATATCCGACTGTTGATAGTCCAATATAATCCTGTCCCCTATTTACAACGTAAACATTTTGATTGTCTTTTAATGTAAATGCATCTGCTTGGGTAATTGTGTTTGAAACAATAATCCCAGTTCCTGCTATACCTACGTTATATTTTACTAATTGACCAGTATAAAAATTATGATTTTTAATATAGATGGATCTGCTTGGGACATTCAAGTTTGTTTGGTCTGGAAGGGTATAATTTGTTCCAGTTGAACCAAATCCAACAAAAGTCTTAGGATTAAAATATGTTATATCATTCTTCTTTACAACAAATTTTTGTTCTGGTACTGAGAAGACAAATTTTCTTGGCAAAAGTTTAACAGAGTCAATTCCTACTGTATGAATACCAGTATTTTGTAATCTGTCAACATTCAACTGAGATTTTTCTGGGAAAATATTAGTAATTTTTAAAACTTCATTTCCAATAGAAATAAAATCATCAACCTCGAATCCAGAAACATCATTTACTAAAATTGAAGTAGATTCACCAGTTACCTGTAGTACATCTATATTTGTAGATATACCAACGGTTTTTTGAGAAACAAAAATATCTTTAATGCCTTCCAGATAAGAATAATTTGAATTTGAGATTGCAGATATTGTTATTTTGTCACCAGTAAGCAGTCCATGTGGTTCTTGGGTAATTCCAACCACATTGTTTCCATATGTGTAAAAACTTACATCTAAACTAGTTTTTATACCAACATTTATTGACTTAATCGGTTTGCCCTTAATCCTAGATACTGCTGCAGAAGCACCAGAACCACCAGTATTGCTATTATTGAATACAATGTTGTCACCAACCTTGTAATTACTTCCAGAAGAATATATTTGAACTTCATCAATAGATGATGAAAGTGTTTTTGTTACTGTAAATTCCTGTTTATATTTTTTATCTGTGTTGCTGATTAAATCGTAATTTGAATTGCCAGAATTTATGTAATATGGTCCAATGTTTCTAATCAACCTTAAACTTTCTAGGTCAATATCTTGGTTGAACCTTGAGGAATAGTTTTCTGGTATTACATAATCCCTGAAAAAGTTTCCAATAATATATGGGAACTCTGGCATAGAAATCGCACTATTATCAATAGTTGCAAAATATGCATAAATTCCGTCTGGAAAATCTGGTGTTTTGCAGAATCTTCCATTGTGCTCATCCAAATCTCCAATTGCTCTATCATAATAAAAGTCTTGAGTAAAGAAACCATCAGGAAAACTTGGTCTAATTTTTTTATTTGGTTCTACTCTCTTAGCATAACTAGATCTAATTTTTTGAATTTGGGAACCAACTTGACCATAAGGACCATAAATTGGGTTTCCATCATATGCCCAACCAATAATTGGAGAATGAACAGAATCTGGTTCCTCTCTATTTGAACTATCAACGTGATCGTTGATAGTCTTTCTTAAGAGTTTTGGAGCATAAAATGTTATTACCTGAAGACCAAAATCTTTATTTTTGCTAGGAGCAATAAATGCTTCATCTTGAACTTCCAGTAATTTTTTATTTTTTTCTACCTGGTTTATTTTCCACTCAAATACATCAGCAATAAATTTTGCATCAGTACCCCTTCTTTTTATTGTAATTGATGTGGTATCCTTATCATATCCAATACCACCATTTGCAATATTTACTGCTACTATTCTACCATTTTCGATTACTGGTCTAATATCAGCAAAACTTCCTTTTCCATTGACAATTATATCAATTCCCTTATCGTAACCAGAACCATAACTTAAGAATTGAATATCAACGATTGTTCCGTTTAAGACAATTGGTTTTAGAAGTGCCTCAGAAATTAATGGTTTTATTCTAACAGTAGGTCTTCTGTGGAAATTGATTATGTTAGAAACACCATATCCAACACCATTATCCTCTAAAAATACACTTTCAATTGAACCTAAAACTATTGGTTCAAATTGTGGTTCAATTATACTAGTAGCACCAATTCCAGATAAAGTTTCAACAACCAGTCTTATTGGTGGATATGAGAATGTATGAGTGCCCTCTCCGAGGGAATTGAATTTTACATATCTCTTACTTGCATAATTAACATCATAGAATTGTGTTCCAACCCCAATAGAAGACAGTTTAAAGGTATTCTCATCCAAAACTGTTACAACATATTCTGAAGTGGTTGAAAGACCACTTATTGCCGTTCCAGTTGTTGAATATCTTAAAATATCCTTATCTTTTAATTTGTGATTTTTAGCAAATATGTAGTTATCAAATGTATTAACTCCATTAGTCTGTCCATCGAATGCTAAAGTTGATGGAATTTTAAGAGTTCTATTCGAATATCCAGAACCAGAATTTGTTACACGAACTTCTGTAATTGTATTTTTTGATTTTAATGTTATGAAAGAATGGAAACCAGAACTAATTCCAACTAAATTTATTTCATTGGATTTTTTGAGTGCGTCTTCTAGTCTTTCGTATAATTTAATTTGTGTTGGACTAATTACCCCAGCATAATAATTTGCATTTGTTTTTAATGGGGAAATTTGAGCATTAAAATTAGAGTTATATGAAACTTCCTCACCATCATCAAAATTATGTTTTTGTGAGAAAGTTATTGTGTTTGTTGTTGGATTTACTCCAGAACCATCTCCTTTGAATCCTGCATTAATTTTTGATTTAACTAGATTTGGTTCTACTACTGCTCCTGTACCATTTCCACCAACCAAAGTAATCTTTGGTTTAATTTGATATCCAACTCCAGGAGTGATAATTTTTACTTCAGAAAGTCCACCAACAATATTGACATATCCTTTAGCATTTTCTCCAGATACATCAGATATTTCAAGTTCTGGTGGATTGATGACATCATATCCTCTTCCTTGATTAGTTACTGTTACTCCATCCAATCTTCCATAATAAATGTTCTCATCGAATAAAGTTGGAGAATATATTTCAGTACCATTTACTAAAATACCAATCTGTCTATTATTAGTTGTTCTATCAGCAACTTGCTTTAATGTGCTGTCACCTTTGACATAGTTAAATTTTTTGAATATTTTTTGATTTTGTACAGTTTTATTTTCGTAATCAAGTTTAACGAAAGAATCTGATAGAATATTTCTTTCAAAATTTACATAAACATTCGAATACAAATCACTCTTGCTTAGTGATAGTTTAATTTTTTTACTGTCTTTATTATCTCCTACTGTAGTAACGTGATATATTCCTGTTTTGATTCCAGAATTTGCCTCTGGGAAATAATAAATTTTTTCACCAGTGTAAAAATTATGAACAATATCTGTCTCTAAAGTATCTGTTTTTCCAATACCTGAAATTGTAGATGTTTTTACTACTTGATTTTTTGCATATAAAGGATAATTAGATATTCCTGACGCAGCAACATAAAATGATGTGTATGAATCATTGATATATGTATTCTGAATTGCTACTGGAATATTATTTACTGATGGTGTATGATTTCTTTCACTTGAACCAAGAACAATAACTTCCTTCAGTAAGGTTTTTTTAGTTGCATCTAAATTACTTAAAACCTCAACAGTGTTTGGTGAGATTATATTAACAACTTCTCCATCAATTTCTAAATCATTAGATACATCTGGATTTACTAATTTTACTTTTTGTCCGATGTAAAGTCTTAAATTATCGTAAAAAGTTATTGTGTATACTTTTCCACTTGTATCACCAGATTTTGTTATAGTTCTTATCTCATGATTGGTGGTAACATTATATAACCAACTGTAAAATTCTGGTCTATCACTTAATTCTGCACCAAATGAGGATAATGCTATCTTGTCATTTACCAATAAATTAGATGTATTTTGATACTGAACTTCTCCAATAACATTGATTAATCTAAATTCTATTTTTTCATTATTTTTATCATATGTGTAAACAAAATTTGACTCAAAAATTTCATCACCATACTCAGTTCCAATAATTAGTCCAGAAACTCCTAAAAATTGAGTATTAGTTTTGTCTGTATATGTAAGAGTTACTGTACCATTTGCGGTATTTGCTCCCTTAAGCAAGATAGTTCCACTTTTGGGGAATCCAACAGTGGAATCGACATAAATTGTATCTGAGAAAGAATCTACTTTCTTTGTTATATTGGTTTTTTTAGTAGATACAAAATTAGATATAAATGATGTACTGTCTAAGTATATTTCATATAAGTCTTTTTCATCTACTGGTCTATATTCTATGGAATAAATCGAAGCACTTGCAGATTCAATTGTACCATTGTCTTGGAACAATGATGCTCTATCTGGACCTTTAATCAATAAAGGATCGGAACCACTTATCTTTTCAACGAGAATATTTCTAGTTACAAAGAAATTATCGTCTGATGGACGTAAAATATAATCCTGAGGTTTGATTATACTAATTTCAGAATTGAAAAGAACTTTAAACAGTATTTTATATGAAGTGTCAGTTCCTTTAGTTGTATAAAAATCTACTGCTCTTGATAAAATATTTTTTATCTTTACTTGAGGTATGAATTCTCTATTTTCAAATCCTGGTAAAAATTGAGATTTGAATTTTCTAAACAATTCTTGATAGAATCCAAGATTTAAATTATTAACTACACTACCTAATGCGTGGTCTGCTGCTTGTGTTGTACTAAAATTTAATATATTGGATGTAGTTATATTATTAAGTTCGTCAATTCCAGAAAATCCACGAGAGCAACCTGTAAAAGAATTAGCAGTTTTCCCCGTGTAAGTGATGATTTCATTATCAATCTTCAGCAAACCATAGGAAGGTGGGAATCCAATAGTATGATTGACAAAAATTTCATCATCAAATGACAGCAAATCTCCTGTTAATGTACAAGGAACAAAAAGAGTAAAGAATAATTCATTATTATAGGTCTGCAAATCCTTGTATCTATCAAGATTCGCAATAATATCCGAAATTCCAGTAGGATGCTCTTGAGAGATATAGTATTGATTTAAAAATTCTTTAAAAAGAGGTGAATCCTCATTTAAAAAAGAAGGGATTTGTGATTCAATGACATGTTGAATCTTTACTCTATTGTTAATATCTGACATTTTATCTAGTGTATGCGCCGTTTGAATAACTTGAAGTTACGATATATTCAGTTGCAGAAGTATTTTCTCCAGAACTAATCCTATCCTCAACCATGTTAACAACAAGATTATCAATGCTTAATTCTAAATATATATCTTGCAATGCAATCACATCATTTGACTCTGGAATAGCTTGAATTTCTATTCCATTTGAACTTACAGAACTAGTTATATTTACAGTGTCAAGTAATATCTCACCCTTTTTATAGTAAACAACTCCAGCATTATTTTTAATAATAAATGGTAAGTTGTCTTTTAGTGTAAAATAAAATATTGTTCCTTGAGTATCATTTATTGGAACATCACTTAAGTATACTGTTCCATCAACACCTTCTATTTTGAATCCAGATGATTTGATATTATATCCTCTATTATCCAAAATATTATTTTTCTTGATATAAAAAGCATTCCCAAAACAAATTTCATAAGTAGCAAATTGATTAAATGCTGGTTGCATATCTCTTCGTATCTTAACTTTAGTAATGTTCGAAGTGATAGATCCACTGATATCATCAATCAACGCATTTACTTTACTGTATTTAAATCTTCCTCCAAAATTATTTAAATCATAGGATTTACCATAAGCACTGAGAGTTTCAATAACTTTATTTCTTAATGATGAAATGTCAGATACTGAACTTCTATCATAATAAACACTTGTGTTCAACTCTACATACAAGTACTTCAAATCAACCAATTCTGGTTTGATTCCAGCAATTGAATATTGTTTTAGTTGTTTTTTGATTTCTTCTTTTGATATTCTTGATAAGAACTTACCTTGTCTTGGTTTAACTGATATGAAAACTTTTCCATATTGTGGTGGGTCTAATTCATCTCCACCATATGCAGTAACAGACTCTACATTAGGGAAAATAAATGGTATCAATCCTTTATAATCATTTGCAGTAACTGCTCTGTACTGGGATGAATATACTCTTGGTGCAAGATATTTAATCGAATCAATCTTCTCAATATCATCACCATTCTCTGATGCAAGAGTTGTAGTTAATGGTGAAATACCATTTGTAATTCTATTCTGATTATTATCCTCTAAAATTCCAGAGAAGTTAAAGTTTGCAGACCCATTTCCTGCTTTTCCATTAGTAATAATGTAACTTACAAAAATGGAACTACCAGTAGAAGGTCTTTTTCCAAAAACATCATCTCCAAATAAAATCTCATACCGTTCATCTTCTACTTCTTGAACTAAAAATATTTTTGAACTTGCATCTACGTTTAAAATATTTGTATATTGTATATACTCTTCGTTTGCTAAATCGGTTACATAAACACGAATGCTAGTAGTATCTACTGAAGGGTTAGGAATTACAAATTTTTGATTTGGTTGAGAATTATCTACAATAAAACTCTTTGTTAAAAATGTTCCTTCCCACAGGTCAATATCATTAAAATATGCATATCCCTCAGCATCAACAGTTACAGTAATGTCCTCTGGAATTGAAAAGACGTAGTTGCCACTCTCAACAGTTCCTAATGCTACTACTCCTGCTTTAAGGGTAACTGCCTTTACGTCTAAAAATCCAGTGGTATTTACACTAAAACTAACTCTTGCTTTTGATGACCTTCTTGACCTTGGAACATAACCAATATTACGTGCCAATGAAACAACATTTTCTCTAAGAGTCGCACTATCAAGAAACGACTCATTCACTGTCATATTAGCATTAAATGCTGTCACATAAGAATTATATGCTAAGACATCAATCAATACTGAGAAATTAGATCCCTCAAAATCAAAATCTGTAAAATTACTATTCGCTCTTAGATAATCCTTAATTTGTGTTCTTAGATCTTGAAAATCTAAGTTAGTAAATTGGTTGAATGACATTATATTCTAGTTGGTAGTAAAAGAAATTCTATATTCTGAGTGGGAAATCCTAGACCAACAATATCGTATTCAATCTCAACATTTATTTGGTTATCATCTTCTAAGGATCTTGCTTGAACATTTCTTAAAACAATTCTTGGTTCATAGTTTTTCAGAACACTCATTATCTCTTCCTTCATTACAATTGAAACCTCTTCAGTTGCCAGTTCAAAAAGGTTTTCTGTTACTGAAGTTCCTATCAATGGTCTGAAAAATCTTTCCCCAAGAATTGTTCTCACTAAATTTGTAACGGATTTCTTTATAGCATCCTCGTTTTTTATAACTAAAATATCGTTTGTTACAGGATGCTTCGCAAAAGATAAACTAATATCCTTAAATGCTCTGGAAATCCTTGTGGCCATTAAGATTAAAAGTGTATTTAATATATCTATAAGACTTTTAGATTATTTTTTTACCATAAGAGGGTTCAGTTCCATATTCCC